CGGGCGGTAGCGGTGGCGGTAGACGGCTTTCCGACGACCGGCCTACGCTAACCCACGATCAAACGCATCCGAACGGCCGACACGCCACGAATTTGTAACACGAACACAGCACTGTGACCCGCCGTGAACGAATAGGAGCCCGCCGTGAGTGAAGTTAGTAGCGAAGACAAAGATCTGTCGGGGGCCCTCATCAACGTCCTCATCAACCGACTCGGCGGAACCGCCAGCATCCGCCCCAACGAATTCCTCCCCAACCACATCCACACCCGCGCCACCCAACTCCCCACCGGCACCATCCACCTCGAACTCGTCGCCGAGCAGCCCCCCGCCAGCGACAACCCGCCGTCCGAGTCCACAACCGACGGTGACGCCCTCATGCACCTCGGCGGGTGATACTGAACCTGGAATGCCGCCGAGCGGGGAGGCGAGAATGCCCGAGAGTAAACACCACAGGAAGTCGCCCGGGCCCATGCACAGCCAAGCGCAGTGGCGCTACCTGTACGCGATCCAGGCCCCCTTCGCCCACAAGTGGGCCGAACAGATCGTCGCCGAACGCGGCCCCAAGACCGGCTACCACTCACTCCCCAAGAACAAGCCGGGACACGGCAACAATCGAACACGGGCAAACAAAATCCGGGCAGCGCTCGCCAGCCGATAACTGACGTGAAGGAGGTGGGACACCATGCCCGGAGGAGTCCAACCCTGGCGCCCACCCCGCTACACCAACGCCCACTACGCCGAAGAACAACGCATCTGCTACGAACTCCGCCTCCGTGGCCTATCCATCCGGCAGATCCAGGAGCACGTCCACGACCACCTCGGCTGGAACCTGTCCAAATCGACCGTCGCCCGCCGCATCACCTGCGAGATCAAGGAAACCGTCCAGCCCCTCGCCGACGAAGTCCGCGCCCTGGAACTCGACCGCCTCGACCAGCTCCAGCAGGTCGCCCTCGGCGTGATGGGCGCCGACCACCCGCTGGTCTCCGAAGGCCGTGTCGTGCGGATTGAGCAGGAAGACGGCACGAAGGTCCCGTTGCAGGACCACGGCCCGGTGCTCGCGGCAATGGACCGGTTCCTCAAGATCCAGGACCGGCGGGCGAAGCTCCTCGGCTTGGACGCCCCGACCCGTGTGGACGCGACGGTCACGGAGACCACGCAGGCAGACCTCGAACTCGCCGAGATGGTGCGGGAGGCGCAAGCGAAAGCAGCGGCCGCCGAAGCCGCCCTCAAGGAGAACGCCGATGGCTGAGCCGCACCCGTGGGACCGGCTGGTCGAGCTGGCCCGGATCTCGATGGACAACCCGGTCGCCGCCGCGGTGCTGCGGCTGCACTACGAGGAGTACGGGTCGTGCGCCGAGTGCGGTCCGGACTCCAACAAGGGCTGGCCATGCCCGACCGTGCAGGCAATCGAGCACACCGCTGGGCGGCCGAAGCCCATCGTCGACTTCGAGGCGCTCGGCGTGTCGGCAGAGCTCGAACCAGACGCCCAGTTGGACACGACCGAGGAGGTCACCGATGGCCCTGCCTGACCTGTCCGCGCTCGACCAGTACGCCGCAGCCCCGTTCCCGCACTCGTGGCCGGCGGACGCCCGCACGTTCTACTCGCCGGTCGACCAGGTCCATGAGGCGCTGGTGGACATCGTGAAGTCGGCGCACCAGTCGCTGGTGGTGGCGATGTACGGGTTCGACGACGACGACCTGGCGACGGCGCTGCACGCCAAGTTGGAAGACGAGCACTGCTTCGTCCAGCTCACGTTGGACAGCTCGCAGGCCGCAGGCGTGCACGAGAGGGGACTCCTCTCGCGGGCCGACCTGCCGGCCAACTCGGTCGCGATCGGCCGCAGCGAGAAGGGCGCGATCATGCACATGAAGCTGCTGATCGTGGACGGCATCGACCTGGTGGACGGGTCAACGAACTGGTCGGACGGCGGTGAGTTGAAGCAGGACAACCAGCTGACCATCACCCGGAACCCGCTGATCGCTGCCCGTGCCCGCGCGAGGGTGGACGTGATCCACACGCACATGCTCAAGGCGGCGGCGAAGGCGGCGCGCGGGGCAGTGGCGTGACCCGGTACGCGTTCGTGGTGCGCTGGCCGGACGGCCGTGAGCCCGAGCTGGCCACCCGCGACGGGCGGCTGGTGGTGTCCACCGACAAGACCGTCCTGTGCCCGCCGTATGAGGCGGTGGTGTTCTCGGGTGACCCGGCCGGCACCGTGGGTGTGACGGACGATCCGCCGTCAGATCCGCCTTTGGCCGTTGAATCGCAACCAGCCGTGCGGGGTCAGGCCGAACATACGCGCCTGCGCGTGCCGGACGGCCCGATGCGCAAGTTCAGTTACTGGGTGCAGTTCACGCCCGAGCAGTACACCGACGTGCTTGAAGAGGCGTGCCTCTACATGGGCATCAACTCCACCGGCCTGTCCGACGAGGAGATGCACCAGCGGATCGACGAGCGCATGGGCCAGCTTCACGCTGCCGTCGACCGTGCCTGGGATGCGGCGTTCCCGACCACACCAGACCAGTTGCCCGGCCACCCGCTCGTCCAGCCCGAGATGTTAACCGGGCGCGGAACTCCATCGAATTTCGCTTCAACATCACCCGAGGAGTCCTGATGTACGTCGTTCCGCTCGCCCTGCTCGGTGCCGCACTCCTCGCGGTTGCTGGCCTGCTCAACGGGAACGGGCCGCGCGTCGCGTGGGCGCTGTCGACGTTGTGCTTCGTCGCGGCGTTCGTGCTCGCCCTCGTCGGGGTAGTGGCATGACCTTCGTCGTCCTGCACATGCGCAGTGGCACCACCATCGCCTACAGCCCACCCGATGGCGAACTGTCGCTCCTCACCGAGGCAATCCGCCAGCGCGGCTTCACCGGCAGCATGGCCGTCAACGACAGCCTTGGCCAGCGGGTCGTCAACCTCGCCGCCGTCGACTGGGTCGAGGTCAAGGGGGCGGCGTCGTGAAGCCCGTCGATCAGACGATCGTGGTCGGCGACGACAGCGGGCTCCCTGGCAACTGCCTCCAAGCCGCCGTGGCCAGCCTGCTGGACCTCGACCTGGCCGCGGTGCCGCACTTCATCCTTCACGCCGACTGGCTGGAGCGGATGGTCGCGTTCGGTGCGGCGTGGGGCTACCGGGTGCTCCACCGGCCGGCGTCGGCACCGGTGGCGTTCGGGCTTGCGGTGGGCCCGTCTCCGCGCGGCGTCATTCACGCGGTGGTCTGCATCGACGGCCAGCTCGTATGGGACCCGCACCCTTCCCGTGACGGGCTGATCTCGGTCAGCAACTACTACACGTGGGAGGTCACTGATGCTGCGTCTACGCCGTGACCTGCTGGACGCCATGGTCGCCCACTGCCGCGCCGAACACCCCCTGGAGGCGTGCGGTGTGCTCGCCGGCCGCGACGGTGTACCCGAGCGGCACATCCCCATGCGGAACGCCGAGGCCAGCCGCACCCGCTACGCCATGGACCCCGACGAGCAGCTCGCGGTGTGGCGGGACATCGACCAGCGCGGTGAGGAGCCGGTGGTCATCTACCACTCCCACCCGGCCACCGAGGCTGTGCCGTCGGCGCCGGACGTCGAGTTCGCCGGCGAGCCCGGCGCGCACTACGTCATCGTCTCCACCCGCGGCGACGAACCCGAGGTGCGGTCGTACCGGATTGCTGACGGCGAGGCCGCCGAGGAGCCGGTCACAGTCATCTACCCGCAGCCGGCAGGTCGCACCCTCTACTGCGCGCCCAGCGACCTGCCGAAGGCGCAGACGCGGACAGCAGTCGACCCTGGCCTGGCCGGCGCGGGCATCGAGACCCACCCGTGGCTGAAGCCCGGAACTGCCGTGCTGGTCGACCATGACGCGCTCGCCGAGGTGATGCGCCCATCCAGTTGGGAGTGGCTGCCGTGAAGATCTTCACCATCGCCACCGACCGGGTCGGCCCGCGCCGTTGGTGCCGGGTCCGCATCCACCCGACCGCAGAAGCCCTCCAAGCCGCGGCCTACCGGCAGATCTACCGGATGAACGTCCGGACGGAGATCCGGCTCGGACGGCAGTGCGGGTCGCGCGAGGAGGACCTGGCCTACATCTACGGCGAGCTGTATGGCTCGTTCGAGGCTGCCGGCACGCCGATGAATAGCCACCGTCCGTGACCGAACCAGGTCCTAGGTGTCCCGCCACACGGGGCCGAGACCCGTACCCGCCAGTAACCAGTGAACGGAGTGTAACCATGGGCCTCTTTCGATCTGCACGCCCGAAGCTGATCTACGCCGAGAGCGCCCGATGCCCATGCGGGGCCGGGCTCGCCTACCGGCAAGGCGATGACGCCTGGGACTGCTCCGCCATCCTCACAGAAACTGCTGTTGCCAAGGGCGAACCCGGCAGCGTCCAGCACACCGCCAGGCTGCCCTTCGTCTTCCACGAGATCCGATCCGAGAACCAGCCGGGAGCCGGCACCACGCGGCCAGAGGGCGAGCCACGCCCCGAGGTCCCGCGCCAGCGGTACGCGACCCGCGAGGAACTCGCCTCGCTGATCGCCCCGTGGCTTGAAGGCATCGACGAGCGGTTCCCTGACGGCTACGAGAACCTCGACGTAGCCCGCATCGTGGTGGACGCCCTCGGCGAGATGGGCGCGCCGGTCGACGCCCTCGTGACGATCGCCGACCGCGACAAGGAGAAGCCAGCGTGAGCGCCGTGAGCACCGAGACCGAGCAACTGAAGGCAGCTATCCGCGGCCAACTCGCCCTCCTGTGGAGCGATCTCTGCGACGCACAGGGGGAAGCGGTCCGTACGGACTGGTCCATCCGATGCGAGAACCTCGCTGAGCGGATCACCGAGCTGACGAAGCTCGTCGGGCCGACACGGTGGGACGAGGTCCCGATGCCATTGCTGGAGAACGGCGTCTACCTCCGCATCCACGTCGCAATGGGCATCGAAGTCAGGATCAACTGGGCCGAGGTACAGAAGATCAGGCGCGAGATCGACGCACAGACGCTCCCGGTCCTTCGGTGACCGCTGTCCAGGACCCCGAGGTGACTCCCGACCCGGCAGACCCGGCGTCGGGAGTCCACTTCGACCTGGACGCGTTCCTCGCGGAGCTCGACCCGCGGATGCTGGCGGTGCCGGAGTGCCGGCGGCTGCTCACCAAGTACTCGCCGCTGCTGTTCGCGCTGCTCTACCTGCCGCACCACCTCAAGGGCGAGGAAGAAGACGCGCAGATCACCCTGTCCGAGTTCCACATCGAACTCGCCGAGGCCGCCAAACGCTGGGCGCTCCCCACAACCGAGCCGCGCGCCGATCGGGACGGCTACATCTGCCCACGCGAGGCCGGCAAGTCGACGTGGCTGTTCCTGATCCTCCCGCTCTGGGCCGCAGCCCACGGGCACAAGCGATTCATCGCCGCGTTCGCAGACTCCGGCACGCAAGCCGAGATGCACCTGCTGTCGTTCAAGCGGGAGCTGGACACCAACGACCTGCTGCGCAAGGACTTCCCGAAACTGTGCAAGGCCGGGCGCCGCCCGTCCGGCAGCACCGAGTCAGACACCAAGTCGATGCTCATCACCTCGTCCGGGTTCGTGTTCGGCGCCCGCGGCATCGACGCCAAGGCCCTCGGCATGAAGGTCGGGTCCCGCCGGCCGGACCTGCTGATCCTCGACGACATCGAACCCGACGAAGCCAACTACTCCGACTACCAAAAGGCGCAACGCCTCTCCACCCTGCAAAACGCGATCCTGCCCCTCAACATCAGGGCACGCGTGGTCATCGCCGGCACCGTCACGATGCCCGGCTCGATCGTCCACGACCTCGTCAAGACCGTCACCCGGCCCGGCGAGGAACCCGCCGACTGGGTGCGGGACGAACGGATCCGCGTCCACTACTACCGGGCCATCATCACCGACGAGGAGACCGGCGAACGCCGCTCGCTGTGGCCGGCGAAGTGGCCCCTGCCGTTCCTGGAGCAGATCGAGCACACCCGCTCCTACAAGCTGAACTACGACAACAACCCCTTGGCCCGGGACGGCGACTACTGGAACGAGACCGACTTCGTCCACGCCGAACTCCCCGCCCTCACCCACCAGCTGCTGTCGATCGACCCCGCCGTCACGTCGAAGAAGAAGTCGGACTACACCGCGCTCGCCGTCATCGCCTACTCGGCCGCGCACCGCAGGTGCATCGTCCGCTACGCCGTCGCGGTCCGCGTCCAGCCGGGCGCACCACTGAAGCGGCTCGTGCTGCGGATCCTCGACGAGTTCCCCGAGATCCGCGGCGTCGTGGTCGAAGTCAATCAGGGCGGCGATGTGTGGAAGGGCAGTGTCCTTGCTGGACTCCCGGTGCCGGTGAAGACCGTGCACCAGTCCGAGCCGAAGGAAGTCCGCGCGGCGCGGCTCCTCAGCCACTACCAGCTGCCGCCGAAGCGGATCGCCGGCCGCCCGGACCCGTCGGTGGCGGCGGGGATCGCGCACCTGCCGCGGGTGGTGCACGAGCGGCCGTTGCCGGCGGCGGAGGAGCAGATGGTCGGGTTCCCGAAGGCGGCACACGACGACTTGGTGGACACGATCGGCACCGGGGTCGACATGTTTCTCAAGCCCGGGAAGCGCGCGGGGATCACGATCGTCGGCCCGGGCGGGGCGTATGACGATGACGACGATATCGCTTCCTGAATCACGCACAAACATCTGCGGTGCGAATACTGTTTCACCGAACAAAGACGCGCCGAACCGTTCGGGGACCGTTGAATCTTCGCCTACCCTGTGCGTATCCACCTGGATCGAGGAGGCCGCCCGTGGTCAGCTACCGGCCCGGAACAATGGCCGCCATCGACGGACCCATGGACGGCGACAGCGGCGCTGACCAGGACACCAGCGACCTCGGCAACGCCCTCGACCAGTTGGCCAAATCCTATGGCGGATACGTCAAGGCCGAGCAGTACTACGACGACGAGCGCGGCGAATACTTCGCCTCCATTCGCGTCCGCCGCGCCATCGCCCGCACCGGGGCCGGCTTCCGCTTCGGGTTCGCCAAGACCCCCGTCGACGCCGTCGCGGAGCGCCTGGAAATCTCGTCGATCACCTGCACCGATGAACGCGCCAACGCTCAGTTGCAGGACATGTGGGACGACAACCAGCTCGACCTCGAGATGCCCAATGTGTTCCGCCGCGCCTGCGAGTACGGCGACTCCTACGTCATCGTGTGGCCCTCCACCCTCGAGGACACAGACGGGGATGGCGACGAAGGCGGGGAAGACACCGATGGGGACGAGCCGGCCGAGGGCGACAACAGCCCGGCGCTCCTCGACACCGATGCGGACGGTCTCACCAACGTCGACATCTTCTACAACAGCCCGACCTGCTGCCGCCTGTTCTACGACCCGGAGAAGCCGCTCCGGAAATCGTTCGCGGTCAAGAAGTGGACGCTCCACAGCACCAAGCAGGTGCGGGTGGATCTGTACTACCGCAACAGGATCGAGCGCTACATCTCCCCGAAGGGGAAGCTCCAACCGAAGCCCACGGACATGCTGCCCTTCGTCGACGAGCAGTCCGACACCGACGGCGTGATCGCGAATCCGTTTAACGAGATCCCGGTGTTTCACTTCAGGACGGACAGGCCCTATGGGGTGCCGGAGCACAAGCCGTTCTACGGGGCGCAGGACGCGATCCACAAGCTGATCATCAGCCACATGTCCGGTGTGGACTACACAGCCTTCCCGCAGCGCTACGCCCTGATGGACGCCGATGCGGACACTGGTGAGGCCACCAACAACGACGAGGACACGTTCTCCTTCGCCCTCGACACTGGTGCCACGTCCCGCCCGTCCGACCCGCAGTCGCAACTCACGTCCGACCCGGGCTCGTTCTGGCAGCTGCGAGGGATGCGGTCGGTCGGCCAGTTCGCCGAGGCCGACCCGAAGGTGTTCCTCGAACCGATGATGGCCTACCTCAAGTTCGGCGCGACTTTGTCCAACACGCCGATGCGGCTGTTCGACTTCGCCACACAGCTGCCGTCCGGCGCGTCGCAGATCCAGCTCGAGGGTCCGTTCATCAAGAAGGTCTGCAACCGGCAGCTCAGCTTCGGCGCGACGCTGCGGGAGCTGTTCGTGTTCGCCCTGAAGATCACCGGGTTCGCCGACGCCCGCGTCACCGTCAACTGGAAGTCCCCGGTCGTCGTCAACGACCTCGTTGGCTGGCAAACGATCCAGGCGAAGATCGCCGCCGGCATGCCGCCCGAGCAGGCGTTCCTCGAGGCGGGATACACCCCGGAGCAGGTCTACGCCTGGTTCGAGGGCCACGACCTGCGGACACGCGTGGCGCTGCTGGCGCAGATCGCGCAGGCCCTCAACGAGCTCGGCCCGGCGCTCGGCGCGGGCGTGATCGACGACCAGCAGAAGAACGACCTGATCACCGCGACCCTCGGCGAATACGAGGACGAGGGCCAGGAACCGGAGCCCGCACCGGTCGGCGGCGGCACGTGACGTCCCCCAACCAGCCGCCGCCAGAGCTCGAGCAGTTCCTGCAGCACGCCGCCGAGCTGTACGCCCTCGAGAAACTCGCGTCCAAGATGGCTGTGGGGCCGCTCCGCAAGCAGGTGCAGGGCGTGTGGCGCTCGGCCGCTGCCTTGTGGGTTCGCATGTTCGGTGGCCTCGACAACCCGGCGATCCCGGAGCGGCACGGCGAGTACCTGTCGGCGGTGAAGCGGCAGATCGCCGCCATCAACCCGGACGTTGCTGGCCCGCTGGCCGAGTACGTCGACAAGGCCCTGGCCATGGGTGTGCGACACGCGGCCGCCGAGGTCGGGGTGCACGTCACCACGCCACCCGGGCCGGTCAAGCAGGAACCAGCCACGCCGGCCGAGGGGATATCCACGCCGCCGCGACCGGCCCGCATCGAGCAGATCGACTGGCCCACCGTCGACCAGCCGGGCCCAGCCCCACGCAGACCCGGCCACGGAACGCGCCGTGACTGGCCCACAGTCGACCTCGACCCAGCCATGTCCGACACGACCAGCACGGCGCTTGACACGCTCGACCGCGACGTCAAGGAGCAACTGCTCCACGCCGAGCACGCCGTTGAGCAGGTCGCCGGCGACCTGTACAAGGACGTCACCGACGCGCTCGCCGAGACGCAGAAGGCCGTCGTCGCAGCGGACCGGGCGACGACAGTCGTGGTGAACGAGGCTGCGAACACCGGCTCGGACCAGTTGGCCGCGAAGCTCGGCGCCGCCCGCCTATGGGTTGCCGAGCGGAATGCGTGTCTTCACTGCCTCGCCCTGTCCGGTGAGGTAGCACCGCCCGGTGGCCACTTCGACGGGTCGCTGACGTTCGGGAAGAAGCCGCTCCCCGTGTGGCCGCCCGGCTCCGAACTCGAGAGCCCGCCGCGGCACCCGAACTGCAGGTGCCGTTGCACGCCATGGCTAGGCAGCGCGCCCGGCTACACCGGGCCGGACCTGCCGGCGGCGCTCAAACGCGAGGCACAGCGCTCCATCCTCGTCGGGTGGCGCACCGAAACCGAGTCCGAGCGCGCACGGCTGGACGCCGCCGCCCGACTCCTCAGACGTGGCACGACCCTACCCAAGTCGGTGCAGGCGCGTGCCCGGACAGCAGTCAAGCGGGGCTCCTTCGGCGAGTTCCCGCGCCGCCAGAAGGGAACCCCGCCATGACCCTCGACCTCGAACTGCCGATCCACCCGGTCACCGGGCTGTCGGCGCTGGCCGTGTTCGGTGACCGTCCCGT